GGGACATTTGGCAGGCGAACCGGATGGACGCCCGCCAGTCGGGCATCTACCGGGCCGCCCTGGCGTACGGCCTGTCGTATGCGACGGTTCTGCCGGGCAAGCAGAACAAGAAGCCGATGGCGGCCATCAAGCCGTTCTCGCCGCGCGCCATGACCGCCGTGTACGAGGATGCGGTCGCCGACGAGTGGCCGGTGTACGCGATCAGCTGCGAGCCCGGCTACGTCCTCGAGGAGAACCGGCCCACGCCGATCAGCCGGGTCTGCCTGTACGACTCCACCACGAAGTACTACTTCGTGGCCAAGCCCGACGACGCGCCAAGGTTCGTCAAGGCCGAGGAGCACGGCCTGGGCGTGACGCCGGTGGTGCGGTGGCTCAACGAGTACGGCGACATCGAGGACGGGTCGCAGGGCGAGGTCGAGCCGCTCATTCCCGACCAGGACCAGCTGAACAACACGACGTTCGGGCTGCTGATGTCCCAGCAGTACGCCGCGTTCAAGCAGCGCTGGGTGACCGGAATGACGATTGAGGAGGACCCGGAGGGCAACACCCGGGAGCCGTTCAACCCTCGCGTCGACGGCATCCTGCAGTCGGAGTCGGCGGACACGAAGTTCGGCGAGTTCCAGGAAACCAATCTGGGCGGCTACCTCGATTCGCGCCAGTCGACGTTGCGCATCGCTTCGGCGAAGGCGCAGCTGGCGGCGCACGCGATGCTCGTGTCGGACGGGGTGACGAACCTGTCGGCCGAGGCTCTGGCAGCGTTGGAGGCCCCGTTCCAGCGGAAGATCGCCGACAAGAAGACGTCATTCGGTGAGTCGAATGAGCAGATGCTGCGCCTGGCGGCGAAGGCCAACGGCGACACCTCCGGCTGGGAGGACACGTCCGCCCAGGTTGTGTGGCGTGACACCGAGTCCCGTTCGTTGGCCCAGGTCGCGGACGCACTCGGGAAGATGGCGCAGATGTTGGCCATCCCGCCGCGGGCGTTGTGGGAGCGCATCCCGGGCGTGACCGACATGGACCTGAAGCGGTGGGAGAAGCTCGCCGACGCCGAGGACGAGAAGCTCGCCGAGGCGGCGGCGGAGGCCGGTATGGCTCCGGCGGATCAGGAAGTGCAGGGTGGCAAGCCCGGCCGCCGACCGGCTGTCAGCGGCGCACCGGCGTGAACTGTCCGCCATCGGGGCGGCTGTCACCTCCGGGGTGTTCTCGCTGGCGCTGGGCGCCGACCCGTTCGCGATCGACCTGTGGTTCACCTCGGCCCTCGACGGGCTGATCACCAAGGTTGTTTCGGGGCATGCGCAGGCCCGCCGGTCCACGGTGGGCTATCTGACGCAGCACGCCGCACTGTCGGGGCACAGTGTGCGGCCGGTGCCGGCGAGTATCGACATGGGCCAGGTGCGCACTTCGCTTCGCGTGACCGGGCCGGTGGCGTTCAAGACGGCCATCGGCAACGGCGCGACCAACAACGCCGCGGTCGAGTCGATGGCCCGCCAGTTGTCCGGCTCGTCGTCGCGGTTGGCGCTCGGCGGCGACCGGGACACGTTCGATGCCACGCTGCGGTCGCCGCGGGGCGGGATTGTCGGCTACCGCCGCCGCCTGGGTGGCCGTGGCTGCGGCTTCTGTTCGATGCTGGCCTCCCGTGGTGCCGTGTACCACTCGGAGGCGTCAGCGGCCCGCACACGGGACGGGCAGCGCTATCACGACCACTGCCGATGCAGTCCTGAGCCGCTGTATGTGCACGAGCAGGAGCCGCCGGAGGTGCGGGAGCTGCAGCGCCAGTGGCAGCGGGTCACCGCCGGCCACCACGGCAACGGCGCGGTGCGGGCATGGGAGCAGCACTGGGAGGGCAAGCTTCCGCCCGGCCAGATCCGGGCCTCGGCTGACCTGACGCGCTCGTCGCTCGGGTTGGCCGCGAAGGAGGCCGTGCCCGGCGAGGGTCTGGCGCCGGCGTTCCACGTCGAGCTCCGCCCCGCCCTGGCGAAGGCCCGCACGACCCGCAAGGTCGAGCAGGTGTTCCTCGCCGAGGCCCGCCGCCTCACCGGCCGCGACATCCCAGCGAAGTTCCATCACCACGACGTCGACATTGCCGCCGACCACGCCGAGGGCATCCTGCGGGTGTTGGCCGAGTTCCCGGACGTTGAGATCGCCTCGATCCGTCCGGCGATGCACGCCAACCACCCGAACGCCTACGCCGTGGCTCTCACCGGGTCGCGGGAGTTGCTCCTCAACCCGCGATATGCGACGGATTCGGTCGGGTATCGGGAGTCGCTGCGCCGGGCTGGCGGGGCACGGTTCCATCTGCGGGGCGAGACAACGCCGGTGGGCACGGGCGCGCACGAGATGGCGCACATCGTCCACCACCAGTACGACCCGGTTGAGCTGCGGCGCACGGTGTCGCGGCTGATCGAGGACCAGGCCGACGCGGCCGGTATGGACATCGTGTCCTACGTCAAGCAGGAGATCGGCGACTACGCGGTCAAGCACATCGACGAGATGATCGCGGCCGCTGTGGCGGATGCGTTGACGTCGGGTGCCGCCGCGTCCCGCCTGTCGCAGGGCGTGCTGCGGCTGATGAAGGACCAGTACGCGCGCGGCCGGGCGTTGACCGCGCCGGCGGTGGTGCGGGCGTCGGAGGCGTTGGACTACAGCAAGCTGACAGTGCCGCAGCTGAAGGACATCGCGGCCGCCCGTGGGATCACGGTGCCCGCGCGGGCGCGCAAGGCCGACATCCTGGCCCTGCTCGAGTCCGGGCCGCTGGAAGGCTTCGTGCCGACCGCCCTGTCCATCACGGACCGGGCGTTCCTGACCCAGGCCCGCGCCGACCTGCGCCGCCTCGAAGCCGACCGTGCCGCCCCGGACCGGCTCGCCGCGATGGAGCGGGCGCAGCGCCGGATCGAGGGCGCCGAGACGCGGATCCTGGCGGCGAAGCGCCGCCCGACCAACCCAGCTTCCGAGGCTGAATGGTCGACGGCCCGGGCCCGTGCTGCTGACGACGTCGGCAAGGCGTTGTCCGAGCTGGACGAGATGGTGCACGCCGCCGCCTCGGCACGGGCCATCGAGACACGACTGACGACGTTGGGCCACGGGCTGCACCCCGACCTCGTCGACGACCTGATCCGGGCCGGGCGCCTCGACCGCGCTGAGGTGAACGCGGCGATCGACGTGATCGCCGAACGGCACGGGCTGGTGCGTATCACCGGCCGGTCCGGCGATGTCGAGCCGTTCGACCCGGCCAAGCACGAGATGGCCGGCCGTGGTGCGCAGCCGCCGGTCGGGTCGCCGGTGCGGGTGTTCCGGCCGGCGTGGGCGATGAAGGACTCTGACCGGCAGTTGTCGCGAGCGTCGGTGAGCGTCGCCGACGACGCGCCGAGCGGTCCGGTTGTGCGCGGCATGACGCCGGACGAGTTCGACGCCCGGATAACTCGTGCCGCTACGGGTGAACGGGCCGAGATGTCCGTACCGGTGCGCGTCGAGGTCGACGCGTCGTCGGGTTCGGACACGGGCCGATGGAAGGCCTTCGAGGTCACGGGCCTGGAAGGCTCGCCGAAGCCGCTGCTGTCGGCGATCACGAGCCGGGTGCGCGTCTCGGGAATGGCCAACCAGCGGCTCAGGACTCCTGAGGGCCGGCAGATGCCCGACTGGGAAGTCAAGATGCGGGCGTCATACACGCCCGAGATGCGGGCGCGCCTTGAGGCGGCCGACGCCGAGCGTCGAGCGAAGGACATCGCGGCCGGCGATCGGGAGATCAGGGCGCTCGACCGGGCTATGGAGCAGTCCAAACTGACCGAGGACGCGGTGCTCTGGCGCGGTGCCCAGTTCTCCGACTTCGGCCTGCCTGACGACGCGGTTGGCTTCGAGTGGACCGACCTCGGCTATGTCGGCACGAGCAGCGAGCGCCAACTCTCCGAGTCGTTCCTCGCTCGGGACCCGGTGATGATGCGGATCCTCGCCCCTCGCGGAACGGGCGCCATCCGCATCGCGGGTGGGGGCGAGGGTGAAGTCCTGCTGCAGCGTGGTCTACGGTTCCGCGTCGTTCGCGAGACGCGCGCGCCGAACGGGAAGACCCGCGTGCTCGACCTCGAGATCGTGCCCGACGTGCCGATCGTCGCCCCGGTTCCCGCCGCTGCCCCCGCCGTCACCTCGACGAAGGCCGCCGTCGCCCGCCAGGCCGCGATCGACAAGGCCCGCGCTGTCGGCGACCTCGGCGCCGACGTCCTCGAGCAGCTCGAGAACGGCATGACCGGCGCGGCGCTGCGCACCCGCATCACGCAGACCGCGGCACGCCTCGGCACGCCCAATAAGGTGCGCGACGCGCTGCTGGCCGCGGTCGACGACCCGGCCGCCCTGCGTCAGGCCGTCGCGGCAGCGCTGCGCACGTCGAAGATCGACATTGTGGCCGGCGACGCGGGCACGCTCGTGCGCTTCGACCGCCGCACTATGCAGGCCATCGACGGCACGATCCCCGACGACGCGCACGTGCTCATCATCAAGCCCGGCCTGTCGTTCCTGCGCGGCAAGGAGCGCATCCAGATCTCTAGGGCGACGGTCGAGGTAGCCACCCCGGAAGAGGTGCTCGAGATCGAGCGCCGGGCGACCCGGGCCGCGGCGCGCGTTCGCCAGCGCGAGATCGAGCAGGCGAACGGGACGGCCAACCTGCTTGCCGAGATGGACGAGCTCATCGCGCGCAAGGCCGATCCGTCGGCGATCCTGCAGCGCCTTGACCCGGCGCTGATCGCCCGCGACTCCGGGTCGCCGTTCGCCGGCGCCGACCCTGCCGTGCTGACGGCGCTGCGCGACGCGGCCGCCGATGCGGTCAAGCTGAAGGCCGCCGTGACGAGGCTGTCGACGAAGGCGAAGATCAAGGCGATCAGCCGCTCCGGAGCCAAGGTCAAATTCGACCCGGACACCATGGACGCCCTGCCGGGTGCGCCGGAGATCAAGGCCGGTACGCCGGTCACGATCGTGACGCGCGGGTCGACGGTGACCCTGCCCGACGGCACCGTCATGCAACTGCGTAAGGCCGTGGCCACCCCGGTCGCGAAGCCGGTCAAGGCGACGAAGGCTAAGGCCGTCCCGTCGCTGGATCAACGCACTCGGAGTGTGGAGAAGCTGAGTCGTCAGACGCCGAGCGACACGCGGCAGCTCGGCGGCGGTCAGCATGCCGACGTGGACCTGCTGACCTACCCCGGCGGCCCGCAGGCTGTTCGCAAGGTCTTCGGTCGACGGTCGCCCGGTTCGCCAGCAGAGATCAAGCGCGAGGTCGATGCTGAGATCCTCGCGCCGACGGTCGCCGACGCCGTTGGACTACGGGCACCGGGCGTCGTGTCGGTCGACAAGAACGGCGTCCTGATGGAGTTCATCGAGGGCGAGACATTCGCCGAACGCTTCCCCGGCTTCGGTTACGGCGACCAGGGCCACTGGGCGCGGATCGCGCTGCAGCATTCGGAGACGGACGACGGCCGCATGATGGGCCTGGCCGACTACCTCATGGGCAACGTCGACCGCAACGAAGGCAACTGGATGTTCCTGCCGAACGGCAGGTACGCCGCCATCGACCACGGCTACGCCTTCACGGGAGACCTCCCGCACGGCTTCTTCGGGGACTACCTGCGGGATGGCTTCAAACTCCGCGCGCAAGTCGACTTGAACCCAGCGGACCTGGCCGTAATCCGTCGACGCCTGGAAGCTCTCTTGCCGCGATTCCTCGGATCCGGACGCAAGAGGTGGCACGACGACATCATGCGGCGCCTGGGCGAGGTCGAGAAGCGCGCCGACCCGGCAGCCCCGATCCGGCTCGCACCGTGACGTACCATCCGGACATGAGGCGCAACCTCCGATCCCTGCGAAGCGCGACCGTGCTCGGCGCGGTAGTCAGCGACGCGGCCGGCAAGCGCTTCGAGGGCTCCGCCGCAGGTGTTCTCGGCGGCATGCGGGGCGAGATTGGCGACCCGGCCACCGTGGACGAAGTGCTCAACAACGGCTGGTCCAACGGCTACCTGTACTTCGATCCAGTCCCGCCCGAGCCGGCCCTGCCGTGACCACTCAGCCCACCTCCCAGTGCGCGACCTGCGTCCACTTCGTGTCCCCGTTCGCCCGCCCGGACCGGGACTTCTCCGCCCCGGCCTCTTGCCCCGCGTTTCCGGCCGGCATTCCGGACGAGGTGTACGGCAACGTCCTCGACCACCGCGAGCCGATCGCCGGCGACAACGGCGTCCAGTGGGAGTCGAACGGGGCGCAGTTCCCCGAGTACGCGTTCTGACCTGACCCGCACTACCTGAGGCCCGAACCAACTGGTTCGGGCCTTTCGCATGCCCCCGCGCCGACATGGGGCGGGCAAACCGATCACCCGACATGGGAGACCAGCAGTGTCCGAAGAAGAAGAGAACGACACGGGAACGGCGCCGACCGACCAGGCCGACAAGGACTGGAAGGCCGAGACCGAGAAGTGGAAAGGCCTCGCCCGGCAGCACGAGGCGAACAGCAAGAAGCTCCTCGCGATCGAGGAGTCGCAGAAGACCGAGCAGCAGAAACTCGCCGACGCCAAGGCGGCGGCCGAGAAGGACGCCACCGACGCCCGCACGGAGCTTTTGCGAACGCAGGTCGCATACAGCAAGAACCTTCCCGCCGAGCTGGCCGGGCGGCTGACCGGCTCCACCAAGGAGGAGCTGGAGAAGGACGCCGACGCGCTGCTGAAGCTCCTTCGGCCCGCTGGCGGCGACCCGGCCCGCGTCGTGGCCGACCTGCGGCCCGGTGCACTGCCGGCCGCCACCGGCTCGAACACCTTCGACGCGGACGCCTGGATCCGATCGAAGGCCAACAAGTAAATCTCCGCCCCGAGCCACGGGGCTCAACCACCAAAGAAGGGGATAGCCCCGATGGCTACCAACGAAAGCATCGCCCGCCGGTCGAGCGGATCCGACCCGCTCGTCCCCGAGCCGCTGCGCAAGGAGATCATCGACTCACTGCCGGCTGCGTCGGCCGTCATGTCGCTGGTTCCCGAGACGCAGCGCATCCAGATGTCGGCGCTCACCGAGCGGATCGGCGTCCTATCCGTCCTACCGCAGGCCTACTTCGTGTCCGGTGACACCGGGCTCAAGCAGACCACCAAGCAGCAGTGGCGCAACAAGACGCTCACCGCCGAGGAGATCGCGGTCATCATCCCGATCCCCGAGAACTACATGGCCGACGCCCAGACCCCCATCTGGGAGCAGGTCAAGCCCCGCCTCATCGAGGCCGCCGGTGCCCTCATCGACGAGGTGACCGTGTTCAACATGTCCGGCTCGAAGCCGGTCACGTGGGGCCCGGACATCTACCACCGCGCCATCCTGGCCGGCAACTACGTCCACGAGGGCTACGGCGTCGACCTGGGCGTTGCGGTCGCCCGCGGAGGCGAGCTGCTCGCCGAGGACGGCTATGACGTGAGTGGGTTCGTGTCCAAGCCGGGCCTCAACTGGCGGCTCACGCAGATCCGGTCGTCCAACGGCGACCCGATCTACCACGGCGACCTGAAGGGTCCGATCGGGCAGACGCTGTACGGGTTCCCGTTCCGACCGCTGAAGAACGGCGCCTGGAACGCCACCGAGTCCACGCTGATCGGCGGCGACTGGTCGCAGGCCATCATCGGCATCCGGCAGGACATCAGTTTCAAGGTGTTCAGCGAGGGCGTCATCTCCGACAGCGAGGGCGCCATCGTCCTCAACCTGATGCAGCAGGACTCGGTCGCCCTGCGGCTCACCATGCGGGTCGCGTGGGAGGTTGCCAACCCCGGCAACCGCCTCAACACCGACACCGCCGGTGCGACGGGCGTCGCGCCCACCGAGTCGTCGACCCGGTGGCCGTGGTTCGTGCTGCGTCCGGCGGGCTACTCCTACTCCTGATCAAGGAGATCCGCGCGCATGAAGGTGTTGGCCCTGGCCCACCAGTACGTCCCAGTCCGGAACGCGGGCGCGGAGACCATGCTTCACGGCATGCTCTCCGCGCTCGCGCGGGCCGGCCACGACGTGCACGTCTCACTGTCCAGCCAGGTCGGGGCGCCCTACGTCCACGAGGGCATCAACGTGTGGCCCCGGGTCGAGGGGCAGAAGCCGGACCACTTCCGGTGCCTGTCCGGCGCGGCCGTGCTCGTCGTGGCCGGCCCGCGCGAGCGCGGAGAGCATGCCGTGAAGCATGGTCTCCGCGCCCGCGT